CTAGTTTTTCAATGTCTGCGGATAGTTCTGCGCTGGATCCATAATATTGTTGCCAATCTGAATCAATTTTGCTTCGTATGCGTTTTTTCTTTTTGATGCCGTTCTTTTGTTTGACCGTTTTGTATGTGGTTTTTGAAAACTTTGCCAGTTTTTTGCCTATGTATTTGCGTCCAGTGAGATTATTTGTGATCAAGTAAACAAATCCCACACATGAGTCGGGCAAAGTCTCCACAGGGGTGTTTTGATATAGCCATGTCATATTGCAGTTTTGTTACTTGAGTCATGTAGTTATGCCTAATTGTGTTGCGTAATGATTTTATTGTTTAAGTTCTGCTATATATTGCCATTGATTTTTTGAGGTAGTAGTAATATTGTCGCTAGAGCAACTGCTCTTGCATATTGTGTTACATTCTGATGTATTCCATGATTTTTGAATGTCCTCAAAATCATTGTCAAATCCTATAAAATCTTTTTGTCTATCTCCAAGAATACAGCAAGGACTCAATCTGCCTTGCGCATCGATATATGCGCTTTGTTCAGACAATGCAAAACAATCAATTGGTCCTGTTTTTGGTTCAGGTATGGTCCAGGTTGTTGCACGTTTTAAATTATCGATCAATGGCCTATTGCTGATTTTGGCACGAAACCAAAAAAATCCCATGTCACGGGCTAGTTGTTCACACTGATGCACCTGGTGTTCATTGTGTTGATATACTAACATATCCCAGTGTGCTCGTCCGCCTGCATTGATATAAGTTTCAGCATTGGTCATGAGTTTGGTCCAATTTACATTTTTTCGATATATTGCATTGGTATTTTCTAAGCCATCAATACTGAATACCACATAATCCCGTTGCCTGTTCAGTATCGTTCCCAGAGTATTCCACCATCTAGCAGATTGTAATGCTCCGTTTGTATTCATACCCAGCGTGATTTCTGGGTTGATAGATCGAAAGTATTGATATATGTCCAGAGTATGTTTGCCGGCCGCCGGGTCTCCATACAAGCCGCACATGTACATCTTGTGTAGCTTGGCAATATGTGTGTTATCAAAATGTTGAATTATTTGGTCAATGGTCAGATGATGTTGAAAATTTTTATCAAAGTTGGGATCTAGTTCTCGAGAACACAACGCACATGCAGCCTGACACACATCTGTGGGTTCTAGATGTAATTCTTTGATGTCACGACGTTGCAGCACTGGTATAGTTATATTCATGTTGCTAATATAGTTGTAATTTTTTTAGTAGATCTTGATTTTCAAATAGCATGCCTAAATTATATCTATTTTTCTGCTGATTGTATGCACTGATCCAGGTATGGTTATCAGCACGGCCAATGCTGGTGTAATCATCTCCGCGCCCAAAATGCACAACCTTGGTGGCAATGAGACCTAACTTGTTGCACCAATATTGTTGTTGATCCTGATACTTGGTCACATTATAATCAACAGGAAATGTATTGATAATATCTAGTGCCAAGCCGGCTCCTAGGCGATTGCATATATTCTCATCGTTGCTGATTTGCAATGGATCACTAGGTTTGTTCTTGCACATACGCACAGCTATTTTAGCGCATTGAACAGGAAAAGTCTTGCTTAAACTAAAAGTAATTTGCTCTATGCACTCGGCACTGAGATCAATATCCACAGCATTATTGCTGTTAGGCAGATAGATAAAATCTACCAACAGCTTGATTCCTATGCGATTGCACTCATCAACCAACCAATCAAAATTTTGATGTTTGTCTCCGGTAAGTGCAAACGGGTAACTACAAATACATATATCGTTGGGTTTTAAGTCGTCATCTTCGATAAACGCCCATGATATGCCCACACTGTTCCAGATGTCGATATGCCACCAGTAGTCGCCTTTGAAAATACGAAACCTGCGGTCTTTGTTCACAAGATAGAAGTTGATAAAACTTTCTTGTGACCCGGCACTGAATCCCGTGTATCGAAACAAATCAAAATTGTGTAAGCGATATCGTGTGCCTCTGGAGATCCAAGATTTAAATTGTTGTTCAAACTCTTGCACTACCCAGGGATTTACAAGATGCCGGTTAATGTTCTGATTCTGCACAAACTCCATCACCTCAGGATCTTTAATGCTGTTGCCGCTGCTGAATATGCCGTGAGTTCGCAGCCTCACATGTTCAAAACCACTGCTGAGGGGGTATGCCCAAATATACTCACCAGGCACATCCAGCTGATTGGTAGCACCGGCCAAAGACAGTACCCAGGCTATCTGTTTTATTTGATTGATATCTGCTGTAGTAGTTGACATGCTGTGATGTAATAATTATAATCTTCTTGCCAGTGTGGGTCATTGTTGTTTTTGGTATGGCGAGTGTGCAATATCCATGTCAACACTGGCATAGTAAGATCCAACACAAAATCCCCATTGGGGCCAAAAAACAAACAGCTAGGATACACAGCACCATCAACTGCACGAAACTCGCTATGCCATATTAGTTCTTCAAGATCATATCCATCTACTGTCAGTCGGGCAAGTTCAAAACTTCTATCACGTACAATTTGATTATTTTCAACCACTGTGTCATGTGGTTGCTTATCCCAATGTGTGATCACTATGGATACTGCACCCTGGGTGGACGGAACATCAAAATCATATACTTCGAGCACCGTGCCGGAATACAATTCTTCATGATTGATAGAAATTTTGCATCGTGGCTGATCTATGATGTTGATAAATTCAAGATGTAGTTTCATTTTGTAAGTGACTGAACAAGTCCCAGTGATTATATATTGCAGACAAACAAATTCTGTTTTGGAATTGACCAGCATCAAGATCCAGCTGGTACGTATGCAATAGACCACTGCGATTGTACTGGCTCCAGTCTGCATCGCCAATGGCAAATATAACAGATTGACTGGGAGTCAGACCAAGATATCCGCATACTTGCTGTTGTTTTTCCTGATATAGTTTTGCAATGTAGTCACTGGAAAATTTTTGTATGATTTTTAACCCCACCCAGGCACTTAGGCTGTTATTGTAGTGAGTAGAGTGATGCAGCTTTTGCCCATCAAAAATATTTGGTTTAGTAAATCTCACACCGATACGCAGTCTTGCCACAGTAAACGCTTTGCTAAGACTGAAAGTCACTGTGTCAATGCAGTCTGCACTGAGATCTGCGCTGACGCCGCGACTGATAAAATAGTAGCAACAATCAACCAACACCGGTATGCCCAGTTGATTGCATTTCTCTAATACCTGATCAAAATTTTCTAATTGCGTACCGGTATCACAAAAAGGTAAACTCACTACCAGTGCGTCCCCGGCTGTTAACGGGTCAGCCTCGGATATCATACTCCATGGGGTATTATTACTGATCCAAGTTTTTAGATGATAAAAGTATTCGCCCACGAAGCATCGCATGCGTCTTGATCTATATCGATAATAAAAACTATCAAAACTCTGAGTAGTGCCGCTGCTGAAATCAGCCTGATATTGATCTAATCCAGTGATTTTGTTCACAGAATTTTGAGAGATCCATTTGGGCATGCTGTGAACAAAATCATTGAGATTTTGCGGACGATTCAATCCGTCTTGTAGTAGATCCTGGGAAAATATCTCTCTAATGTAATCACAAAATTCTGGTGGTTCTACAGCTCGTGACCCTTGCAACACAAATCTGACTTGATTTCTAGTGGAAAAAAAATCTGTTTGTTCACAGGCAGCAATTGCCCAACTTAACTGTGTTGCTCGATCAAGCAATTTCTGCATCCGTTGAATATGAAGTGAAGCCATTCTCTTTTATCACCTTGAGAATGTTCTCTACCCTGCTGGTCAGTTCGTCTCTATGACTCACAAGCCAAATGCTCTTGTGTCGTTCGCGACTCATCTTCTTTAACAGGGCCAGGGCATTCTCTACGCCTTGGGTGTCCAAGCCGGAGTCAATCATCTCGTCAATGAACAAGATGTTGATGGGTTCATACAAACTCTCCCACACATCGCGGAACGCCCAACTCATGCTGAGGATCAATCGGTTACGCTCACCTCGGCTCAAGTTGTCAAAGTCCAATTCACGACCTAGTTCTTCAATGCTCACTGTAAGATCGTTCTGGAACTTCACAGTATGTGGTAATCCGATACGATCAAGATAGTGTGTGAGTCTGCTGTTGAGATAACTCAAGTTTTGATCAATGATCTTCTTACGCACAAAACTGTCTTTGCTGGTGAGCAGTTTGAGCAAAAACTCTTGATGCTCTTGTAATCTAGTGTATTCGTTTAGCGTGTCATACGAAACTACTTGCAGCGCTTGATTCTGCATGTCTGCGATCTGTTCGCTGTAAGGAGCAGTCTCTGCGGATCGTGTGACAAGATCCTTGTTTAGGGTATCCACAGTGTTCTTGTGATTCAGTGCCTGTTCGAGGCTGTCATAGAACACCCGGGGTGCTTGCCCTAGTTCGCCAAGTTCTCGCAATCGATCTTGATGTTCGGATCGTTGCGTGTCGTTGGTCAGCACTTGCAATGAGATTTCTAGCAGAGTCTTTTCACGCTGTGCTTTCACAGTGTCAAGACTGTTGTCGTGTATGTCTGTGCCGCAGGCAAAACACTTGTGGCTGGCAATCTGCGTGAGATCTTTTTCAATCTGAGCCATTTGCTTCAGCAGTTTGGTATCGTCGGCATCAATCTGCCGTATCCAACGATTGGCTTCGTCTATGGATTTTTTACGAGCATGGTATGCGTCGAGATCTCTGTGTGCTTGTACCTCCGCTGCAATATCGATGTGTTCAAGGTCAGCAATACCTTGTGCTAGACCTTCAGTATCTTCTGTTTGTTTGCGTAGCCACAAGGTTCTGCGTTTCTCTAAACTGACAATCTGTTCTTCGATGCGTTTGTTGGCTTCTTGCACCGCACGGATACGCAGTTCTTCTGCTTGGATAGAATCTTTGGTTTGTCTGTTGAGTTCTTTGATACGATCGGCACGCTCACTCAGCAGCGTGATACCCAGCAGTTGTTCAATGATTGTGCGCTGTTCATTGGCCTTGAGACTCAAGAAAGGCGGTGTGTAAGTGTTCAGTGCTACAATATGCTGGAACATGTCATGGCTCA